AAGAATCCATATTTAGTATTTAGTTCCAGTAATAAAACTTCCTTATTTTCGTAACTTAGCATATCAAATAACTTCTTGTAATCCATTGAAACTGTTATTGAAATTGCATCTAACACGTAGATCGGAGTTATGAAGTAGTTTCGGTTATTTCTAGAGATTAGATTTTTACACAGGATTGAAAAGAGAGTGTTTATTTCGGTTTTTACAAACTTTTTTCTTTCTGGTTCAGGGCCAAGGATTGCATTAATCTCCTCATTATTCTCGATATATGCAAAGATCTCCTTTTGGATAATTTGAGAGTCGACATATTCTGAATACTTGTCCTGGTCGTATAAGAAAAAGTCAGGAGATGATGAATCTACTTTAATTTCTCGACCGCCTCGGCTGTTTTCATCAGGCTCTTCTTCATCCATTGGATTCTCATAACCCATGTTATATGTGTTATTGAAAATCTTGTCGTCTTTTTTAAGTTCAGCATACCTTGCTCGACGTCTTTCTAATTCAGCTGGATCCTCGTCTAGATCTTCGTCATAGTTGTCGTCAAATCCATCTGAGTAATTGTCTGTTTCGATACCTAACTCTTCAACTTCGTCGTTGTATTGAATTAAGTCGTCTTCATCTTCATCGGGTAGTCTATTAAATGGTTCCACTTCATAATTTATCTTTTTAGTTTATGGAATTTAGTATATCATCGTGAGACGAAACCGTCGAGGTAACCGGCGGTAATGTTGTCACGGTAACAGGCTGCATACCATTTTGTGATGAATGACTTTGATACTGATTTCTCATTTCATTTTCTAAAGAAATAGTATCGTCATCATCTGAGTAATATTGGCTAGCTGGATCAGTTTCTTCAACTAGTCTAGCATAGTCATAGTCCATTCTGTACATCTTAAAGCTCTCAGTGTAACCGCCGTCACGGTTAGCGATAAGCTTGATTTTCATACGTCTCTCCATTGGGCCTCTAATCAGACCAAATAGCGAGTCAACTGTATGCACGAGACCAAAAGATTCAGCAATATCGCTCATGCCGATGTCTTGATCATCAACCGCATCTCTCTTAATTTGAGTTGCAGTAATTATGCACCATTCATTTCGAATAGCAACTGCACGAAGCTCTTCTGAAATAACTTTGATTTTTTCGTAAACGTTGCCCTGTTCTCTAAGCGGCCTCATCAAGTTAATATAGTCAACGACGATTACCTTGAATTTGATGCCAGTATTATTCTGAACAGTTATAAAGTAGTTTTCAACATCGATTGCTGAAGCTGTGCCGGTTGGAAACTCCTTAACTATCATTTGGCCCATTTGCGGATTATTCTTCTTAAGGATTTCAATTTTTTCCTTAACTCCGCCAACTTGATCTTTATGTAATAGCGAATCGTAATCTTTAAATGGAATGTTTAGTGCATTTGAACCAATACGTTTCATGTACTTTGCATCGGATAACTCAAGAGTTGCGACTCCAACTTCGCAGCCTGCTAAAAATGCTCGAGTTGAGATGTTTGATAGAACCATCGACTTACCGACTTTAGGTCTGCCTTGAAAAACAACTAGTGTCTTTGGGTTCCAACCGCCGCCAAGCACCTTATCGAAATATGGAAAACCACTCGGTGTACCAATTTTAGATAATTGTACGTGATCCTCTGCGTTAAAGAAATCTAGACCAGACGCAGCATTCGCAAAATTGACATTTAGCTTATCATTAAACTTTTGTCGAACATCATTTGTAATCAGCTCAACGTTACCGGGATTAATGTCAGCTGTCTTTAAGAAAGACAGGACATCGATCACTGTCTCGTTTAGATTCTTATAGAATATGAAGGCTTTTGTGTACTTGTAAAGAAAATCGTAGTTATACTGAGATAGATCTACTTCAAATAGGGAATTGAAACGACCTTCTGGTATATTTAGATTTGACAAATTACAAACTTCTCTCAACTCAGTTCGAGTTGGAATCTTCATATACTCGTGGAAAAACTTCTTGGCTTCTCTATAGACTTTCTGCAAAGTGTCATCGTTGAAATAATGGGCCTTAATTGCTGGAATTATTTCACGCTTCTCAACACCTTCGTAATTTTTTGGTCGAATCACTCGGTCATTATCGTCTTCAGTCAATGCAAAATTGAAGATGATCTTCTCAAGCAGTTCGATATTTTCTTTAAAGTCTATCATATAAAAGTTATACTATGGAAAAGTATTTAGTAAAGGTTGTTTCGGAAATAAAAATGAATTCTCCCTTTTTTGAGAGAGAACCATCTTCTAGACAGTCAGCAACTATCGATTTAACAGTCTGTCTAAAATCATCAGAGTTAACTTGCTCTCCGAATATGTATTTTAGAGTCTTTGCTGAAAATTTAAGATCGGCTGCTGAGATGTCCTTGTTTTTTGAGCCATGTACTCTCACTAAGTAGGCACATACATCAAAGATAAAATCGGAATGACTTGGATACTTTGGCATTGCTGTATGAACCATAAAGTGGTACTTAACTGGCAATGCTTCATTAATCCTGTACATCGCTATCAAACTCTGTTAAATCTTCTAATTCATCAGTCTCTAGACTGTCTATTCCAGACTGAGTTTCTGGATATTTAAATGTTGGCTTAATAACACTTTCATCAAGCGCTCGAAGAACCTCTTCAGAGAATAGTTTATCTGAGAAAAATTCTCTAACTGGGATAGCCTCTCCAGTAAAGCCGTTTAGATAGTTCTTACCGAGCTTTTTAGGCTGGAAATAGTGACGCTCGCCTTTTAGATCAAACGCATGACATTCTTCTTGCTCAGCAGGTTTCATCTTATCAAATTCCTTTTGGGTAATGAGATTACCTCGACCAACTCTACAATTTTCCCAAGTTGCATAATTTTCCAATCCAACGAATGGGTTCATACCTTTGTGGAAAGAGATGTGGAATTCGATATCGATCGGTTTAGCTAATCGATTCTTCTTGGTTTTAGATCTAACGATAATACCGGTTGTTGTTTTTGCTTCATCGCGAAGAGTTCCCTTACTTAGCATTAAGATAATTGACGCTGAGAATTCTGGACCTCCACCACCAGACATGCCTTTTGGTGTGTATTGGTCCATTGATGCATATGTGTGATTGGTAAAAATGAACGGAACTTTGTAGTTTGATAGATCAAGCGTAAACGACTTGAAAAGAGCGCGCATTTCCTTGGATCTTAATCCCATATCTGCTGCATTCTTGCCCTTTTCCATATCAGTCTTGCTCTTGTCTGTATCCAACATTCCAACTGAATCGACAAAGACTGCTAGTTTTAGGCCAGCATTCTCACGAATGGTCTCGATCAAATCATTAATGAAGAATTTAACTTCACTAATTAATCCCATTCTAAGGTATCTAAGTTTATCGAGATCTACTCCAAACTTGATGTAGTCAGAAGAATCAATTGCACCCTCAGTATCAATGTAAAATACAGAATAGCCGGCTTTTTGAAGTTCTCTAACTGCATTCAAGCATAAGAACGTTTTACCAGCTCCAGAGTCACCAGCAATACCGATACTACGAGTATTTGGATATCCACCAAATAGGGAGCCCGACATTTGGGCATTAAGCAGGTAATTTCCAGTTGAAATATATTCTTCGATGTCAGAGAATCCTCTGATTTCAACCTTTGATTTTACGCGTTTATCTAATAAGTCATTGAATTTTGCAAACGCATCTAACGGTGATTTAGCCATGTATCCTTAATATTTTTAAAGTTCAGTATCTTGTACACTGAGCTTTAATCAGGTTTCACGAAAAGTATGAAACTAGTAGAAAACAAGCGGCTAATAATAGAGCATCTGAGTGATCACCATTCACTATTTTATAGAAACCAACTTCCTCGATTGACGAAGAGTCTTTAGTTACTGGATTCTTGGATAAAACTCGAGAAAAGCTAAAACTAGTATTTGATGAGGCATCAGTTACGTCAATTGCGTAACATTTATAATTAGAATACATTGGATTGATTGAAGATAAATCTCCAAGATAGAACATTGAATCTTCGTTAAGCTGGAATCTAGATAAATCAATTCCGCATTCTTCTATCATACAGCGACCAACTGATTCAAATGGAGAAGAATCTACTTCACTATCGTATTCGTCTGTAATTAACGTGATAGAGTCTTGGTCGTTGATAAAATTTGGTTGGGATAGCGCGTAAATCTTTGAGATCTTGCCATCTTGCGATCTACTAAAAGGCAAAACAGCTACCCCAGTTCTAAGATAATTTAACTGGTTAAGCTGATCCTGGTCTCTTTGAATTGAGACCATTTCATATCGAGTATCGATTAATGGAACTCTAGATTCAATCTTTGGTCGATTTGTCATTAAGCTGCTTCTTTTTGTCTGGATCGAGCATTTTCCATAAAGATTCTTTAATGGAATCTGCCGTTACACTATTATTTATATGACTAGAGAGCTTATTGACAAAGTCTGATTGATTTTGAGAATTCTGATACATTGCCTTAAGTAGAGTTTTATTTGGCAGTTGTACCTTGATTGAGATATTGAGCTGAGTTTCCTCTAACGAAAACATGCCAAATAAATCAGTCGTTTGAGCCGGTGCACTAACTTGCGGAGCTGGTGCACTTACCTTTGGTGCTGGTGCAATTATTTCAGCTTTAAGTTCCTCAGGTATCTGTAAATCTGGACTAATTTCCGCTGCATTAACAGTATTCATTGACGGAGCGTAATCGATATTGATCGATTGAATCTCCATAGGTGTTAATGGCTTTTGATCGTCCATCAACATCATATAGTCGTTAGATAGAGCATCGACTGGAACTCTGACACCGTCGCTAAATTCTGCATAGAAGCCAGTTCGGCTCTGGCCGATGTCCATGACTTCAAATACTTTGCCTAATCTTGGCGATGGCTTGCCCTTAACCAATTGAAATCTTTGGTTTTGAAAGCTATTTTTTAGTGACATTAATGCTTCGATATCCATACCTAATGCTTTTTTTATTCGGTTAATTAGTTTTTTCATGCGCTAGCTCGTCTTCTAACGACTTAATTTTTGCCTTTGTTTCAAATCGTTCATTGTACAGACCCTTTAGAATAGCTCTAGCGGCTGAGTCGAACTTATTTGTGAATATTGTATCATTTTTGGTGAAAATAGTTTCATCTGGCACCTGCTGAGCCGGATTATATTTACCCAAATATGAATCTGGTGAAATGTTAAATTGAATTTGTAAATTCGGGTACATTGAGGCAAAGTCAAAGCATGAAACATACTTATAATAGCCTGGCACTGGAGTTGCAACGAAGGCTCCGTCATAAGTTGCCTCATTTTCAATGTCTCGTCGGTCGCTGGCCATTAGTTTACCTCTGCTCAAGAATTCTCGACACATCAGCGTCTCAGTAATGTACACAGCTGAGAATACTTTAGATACATCAACCTTTGCAAGTTGAGAAATAGAGAAGGCAACGTCTAACAAGCCCAACTTATCTTCAATTAGTTTGATTAGGATTGTATCAATGATGTTGTACTTGACGAAGTTCTCAACGTCTTGCTGGGCCTCGATCATTGTTGCATATTCACTGTGAAGTTTCGTTGTGCCTAAAACGAGGTTAGCAATATAGTCAAGTTTATAGTTTTCGACAACTTTGTATGGCTTAGTATTCATAAATACTTCCATGTAGTCGAGTAGGCCGATGTGGAGTGGCATCTTGGATTGACCAATTAGCTTATCACTTGGCATATTCTCCATTGCTTCAATCTTTAAGCGCTTGGCTCGATTGACCAGATAGATCCAGTCAAAGCCTATCACGTTCCAACCAGTAAAAAATGGAATCTTTGGTAAGACTTTCAAAAAGAAGGTTGACATTAAGGCTTCCTCTGTATCAAAGAATAGGTATTTGAGAGAGAAAGTCTGATTGTGAGCCACAAAGTATTCGTTAACTTCAGTTTCTAGCTGCGAAACTACACCTGATTCTAAGTCTTTCATGGTCGACATGACATAGCAGACGTTTTCTTCATTCACAAATGTTATTAAGTTCACAGGCATCGCAGCTTTGGCTGGATCTGGGAACTCGTTTGACGTTAACTGAATCTCAATATCGAGATAATACTTCTTTGGGCCCTGGTTTGAGTAGATTAAGGCGAGTTCTTCTGGGGTAAATCTCTCCTGAATGAGCTCTTCGAGTCTAAAACGACTGAGCCACTTATTCTTGGACTTTTTTAGAAAACGATTGTCCCAATTACGATACTCAGTTGGACTTGGAGTTAAAACCCAATTGAACTGGTCAATATCGTGAATGTATTTTTTGATAAATGCAACTTGGCCGTTTGCATCATAGTATGATACCATTAATTCTGAGGTATCTTGGTTGAATTCTGTACTTATTATCATGAAAAGATATTTGGTCTATCTAATTTACTAAAAAATCCGCTAAAGTTCTTTGCTGGGGTCGATATAAATAACTACAAAGAACTTGTAAGCACAAATGGCATTAATTAAACGTAAACAGATTGATCTGTACATTAAAACCCCAGTTGGCAACGTATCCGGTAACGTATTTGGTATTGACAACTTAGCTGGAATTGCAGCGGGCGCGTATTCGATTACAGCCGGCGACCAATACGAAATCGTCGTTGACAAAATTGTTGGAGCAATTGATGACATTGCAGATCAGATTGACGGTCTCTATTTTACATATTTAGTGAACGGCGCTGGTAGTAAGAACCTAACTAAACAGGCAACAATTGATCTTAAGAGTACTGCGAATCAGGTTAGCGTTTCAAAGGCTGATTTAACGAATGGTGTCGAGTATACGTTTAGCTTGCCATCTGCAGTAATCGCTCCAGGTTCTTTAAAGGTTACAACTACTACTGAATTAGTAGGTAACGTTACCTTGTCTGGAAACTCACAGACAGTAACTCACACAGGCACAGGTAACCTAACAATTTCTTCAACTAATGGAGAGGTTTACATTGAAGGATCGCATTTTGCTGGAAATAACGCAACTGTTCCTGGAGACTTAACCGTTCAAGGTAACTTTAACGTTGTTGGTAATGTTACCCAAACTGCAGTTAATGACGTAGTTGTTCAAGACAGATTCATTAAACTTGCAAACGGTAACACTGGTTCAGTTACAATCACAGGTCTTTATCAACAAACTGGAAGTAGTGCATATGCTGGTTTAATCTATAATTCAACAGAAGGTCAATTTAGACTGTTTACGTCTACTGTTGAACCAACTACAACTACAGCAATGAGTGCCTTAACTGCTGCAAATCTAAAGATTTACGGCCTTGATGCAAACAATGTTGAATTTATTTC